GGTCGTCGTGGTGTTACGGACTTCCTCGTTGTTTGTGACGAAACAAACAATACCGGAGAAGTAATTGATTCAAATCGTTTCGTGGCTGATATTTACATCAAGCCCGCACGTTCGATCAACTTCATTACACTTAATTTCATCGCCACTAGAACTGGTGTTGAGTTTTCTGAAATTGCTGGACAACAGTAATATAAATACTTAAAGAAAGGAAACTATTATGGCATTAGGAGTAGACGATTTTAAATCAAAGATGATCGGTGGCGGCGCCCGTCCCAATCTGTTCAAGGCGACTGTCAATTTTCCGGCTTATGCTGGAGGTGACAGCGAATTGACACAGTTTTTGGTCAAAGGCGCTCAGTTACCGGCGAGTGTTATCGCTCAGATTGATGTACCATTTCGTGGTCGTCAGTTGAAAATCGCTGGAGATCGCACGTTTGAAAACTGGACAATCACCGTCATCAATGATGCCGGAATGAGCGTTCGTAATTCTTTTGAACGTTGGATGAACGGCATGAACGAACACAACGCCAATCTTGGATTGGTTAACCCAACAGACTATCAAGCTGACATGCTCGTCGAGCAACTTGACAAGGCTGAAAATGTAACGAAACGATATCAAATCCGTGGAGCATTTCCTGTAAATGTTTCGGCGATTGATTTGAGTTACGATACAAATGACGCTGTTGAAGAGTTCACTGTCGAACTTGCTTATCAATATTGGGAATCGCTGGGTGGCACTTGGGCCACAACATCTTAATTAGATATTAATTCAAACATATTCACCCCGTGAGTTCTATCCTTACGGGGTGAATAAATACATTTATGGAAATTTTTGGCTACCAGATAAGTAAAAAGATAACACCGACAGTTAATAAAGAAATCATTTCACCCATTCCTAAACCGAATGATGATGGTTCTTCTACAACAACGGTCTTTTCCGGTGGTCTCTATGGTCAATATATTGATCTTGGGGATTCGGCCACTATTTCCGATCACGATCTTATTCTTAAGTATCGTGAAGTTTCTACACAACCTGAGGCAGATACCGCAATTGCGGATATTGTAGATGGTGCTATAGCATCATCTGATAAATCTTCTCCGGTAGATCTCTCTCTTGATGATCTGGATCAACCAGATAGTATCAAAAAGCAGATCATTGAAGAATTTAATAAAGTTCTATCGCTTTATCGATTTAATCATAAGGGACACGATCTTTTTCGCAATTGGTATATTGATGGCCGCGTATATTTTCAGATCATCATCGATAAAGAAAATCCAAAACGAGGAATTGTAGAACTTCGTTACATTGATCCCACAAAGATTAGTAAAGTAAAGGAAGTCAAAAAAGTAAGAGAGAAGAGTACCGGTATTGAGTACGAAAAAGTAGTATCAGAGTATTATGTCTATACCGAAGGTACTTTGTCCAATACCGACATGAAGGCAGGTCAAGGAGTTAAATTGGATAAGGATTCTGTTATCTTTATCAACTCTGGCCTCTTTGATCCATCTCGTACAAAATCGATTGGATATCTTCATAAAGCAATTAAGTTAATCAATCAGTTGAGATTCATGGAAGACTCTTTGGTTGTTTATCGTGTTTCCCGGGCCCCCGAAAGACGAATCTTCTATATTGATGTTGGCAACTTGCCAAAAGGTAAGGCTGAAGAATACGTTCAAAGTGTTGTTTCTAGGTATCGTAATAAACTTGTTTATGATGCAAGTACCGGAGAAATCACTGATGATCGTAAACACATGTCAATGTTGGAAGATTTTTATCTTCCGAGAAGAGAAGGTGGCCGCGGAACTGAAATTACCACTTTGGGTGGAGGAGAAAATCTTGGACAGATAGATGATGTCGTCTTCTTTCAAAGAAAACTTTATAAAGCTCTAAACGTTCCGAGCTCTCGTCTTGAGTCTGATACCGGATTTTCTCTTGGTCGAGCAACAGAGGTTTCTCGGGATGAGGTAAAGTTTCAAAAATTCATTGATAAACTTCGAAAGAAATTCTCTCTTCTCTTTATTGAAGCGTTGAAGGTTCAATTGATTCTAAAGGGTGTCATTTCTCCAAACGATTGGAACGATATCGAAGAATCGATCAATGTTGACTTTATTGAAGATAATTATTTTTCGGAACTCAAAGAATTTGAGATTCTTCGCGAAAGACTTGAAATGCTTCAATTGGTTGATGAACAAATTGGCAAATACTATTCTCGGGAATGGGTTCGTCGAAATATTCTTCACCAGTCGGATGAAGACATCATGAAAATTGATGATCAAATTGAAAAAGAAAAGAGTTCATCTGAAGATGGTGAAGATGAATTTGAAGTTTAGATCTGGAAAACAAAAAAACTATAAATATCAATTATGTCAGAACAATTATTTAAAGCGCTTATAAAGAATGATAATGATGAAGCTTTGAGCGAATTCAAAAGTGCAATTCAACAGAAATTGGATACAGCGATGAATGTTCGTCGCATTGGATTGACTTCGGAAATCTTCAACGGTGAAAACTCCGTTCCGGTTACTGAAGAAGTGAAACTTGAAGAAGAATCAAAGACTATTCAAAAGGTGAAAGAAATTGTTTCGAAACAACAAGCGATGAAAATTGATGGTGTTATGGTAGATATGTTTACAGCCTCTGCAATCGCTCAAATCTACGATAAAGTTAATGATTCCATTAAAAAGAAAATGGATTCTTCCAAGATTAAACAACTTGTTGATCTCGCATATAAAATTATGAAGAGAGAAGAAGTTGAACTTGAAGAAGCGGTATCTGCCTCCAAATTTGTGAAAGGTGGAGACGATAAGATTAAACAATCCGAAGTCGATATGCTTCTCGGAAAGATTTACGACGATTCGAAACTAACAAAGGATCTCATCTCCAGTAAAGCTTATGGTGATGGAGAATCCAATCCGAAGAAAAAGAATCCATACAAAAAAGATACACTCAATTTTCACCTTTATCAGTTGGGCCAACAGGTAGAACTATCTCGCCGATAATGAACAATAATACTCAATGGGATAATCTCGTCTCTACTTCCTCTCAAGTTCTCTTTCATACAGAATCTATTCAAGAGGATGGTCACACCGATGTTGCATCAGCTCTTGGAGGAATTCGTATCGCCAAAGAGGCACTCAACAACATGGAAGAAATTTTGAAGGGAATGAATCCCGAAGACGATCTGCCCTCGTGGTGGACAAATCAAGTGGCCGTTTCGGTTTCTCAACTAGACGATATGGCTGATATTCTCAAAAAGAAAGTAGAAAAATGACAATCATTCCACTAGCGACAAAAGAAACACCAAACGTCGCGGCCTCTAATATATCTGAGGCGTCACACGTTTACATTTGCAACACTAGCACATCCGCAGCTGGACAAGTTACACTCCAAACAAGTGGGGGTGTGACCATTGGAACATTTGATGTTCCGGCGTTTGGTCACATTGATGTTAAGAAGAAGAACACTCAAAAGATTCTCACTTCGGTCGCAACACTTACATGTACACCGGTTGGTTACTCTAACTAAGATGAAACTGATCACCGAAACAGAAGATGTACAATTGGAGTACATCACAGAAGCCAATAAGAATGGTGGCAAAGATGTCTTTATTGAAGGCGTCTTTATGCAAGCGGAAAAAGAAAACCGCAACAAAAGAATTTATCCTAGAGCGGTTCTGGAATCAGCAACCGAAAAATACATAAAGGAACAGGTTACTACTGGCCGAGCCGTTGGTGAGTTAAATCACCCCGAAGGTCCAGCAATTAACTTGGATAAAGTTTCACACCGTATTACCGAACTCAAATGGGAAGGTAACAACGTTGTTGGAAAGGCACTTATCTTGGATACACCCATGGGTAAGATTGTGAAAGGTCTCGTAGAAGGAGGCTGCAAGCTAGGTGTCTCAAGTCGTGGTATGGGAACTGTTGAATCAAGAGAAAACAAGACGTTTGTAAAGAATGATTATATTCTTGCGACCGTTGACATTGTTCAAGACCCCTCCGCCCCCGAAGCCTTTGTAAATGGCATCATGGAAGGAGTTGATTGGATCTTGGAGAATGGTATTCTTAAACCTCAGCAAATTGAAGAATATGAGACTGAAATGGAGAAGGTTAATTCCTCGCAGATCGCTGCGGCACAGGAACGAATCTTCAGAGATTTCCTCTCCAAACTCTAAATTCAAAATAAGGTAATAAAACCCAATGTCTGAAGAAAAACAAAACGAAGAAATCGTTGTCGAAGACGTACAGGAAGAAAATCTTGTAGAGAATCAGGAGCTTGTGCAGGATACACCTGAAGAAGTTACTGAGGAATCTGTAGAAAATCTTTCTGATTCGGTACTCAACGTTCTTCTCGGTGAGGCTAAGAAGAAAAACGAAGCTGAACACGGAGACGAAGAGTCTGACGAAGAAGAATCCGATGACGAAGAGTCTGACGAAGAAGAAGATGAAGAAGAAGAAAATGAAGTGGAAGAATCCGTCGAAGTAGACGAAGAAACCATTGAAGAGTCTTCGGAAGAAACTGAAGAGGAATCTGTCGAAGAATCCTCCGAAGAAGAGTCTGTTGAAGACGAAGCACTCGAAGAGAGTGTTAAAACAAAAGCAGGTATCCTCGCTGATGCTTTCTCTACTATCAAATCCATGAAGAAACATGATCTTGTCAAAGCATACGAAGCGATGCATGGCGATGATGATGAAGAGGAAGAGATGGAAGAGGGTATGCATGACAAACCCAGTACAAAGGCCGAGATGATCAACGCCATGTACAAGGAAATGAAGGAGATGAAGAAAGATGACCTGATGGCGACTTATGACGCAATCATGTCTTCGATGGCTGGTGAAGAAGACGAAGAAGAAATGGAAGAAGCGTTTGCCACGGACCTGAAGGTTCTTGCTGACGCCGAGTCCAATCTTACCGAAGACTTCAAAACCAAGGCTTCGACTCTTTTCGAAGCTGCTGTTGCTAACAAAGTCGCCACAATCAAGGAAGAACTTGAGAATACATACGAAGACTCTTTGCAAGAAGAAGTCGTTTATATTCGTGAGTCTTTGATTGAGAAAATCGACAACTACCTCACATACGTAGTTGAAGATTGGATGACCGAAAACCAAGAGTACGTTGACAACAAGTTGCGTACAGACATCGCTGAAGACTTCATGAAGAATCTCAAGAACCTGTTTGTTGAGAGCTACATCGAAGTTCCGGAAAGCAAAGTCGATCTGGTTGACAGTCTTAGCGAAGATGTCGAAACAACTAAGTCTGAACTCTTCACTGTTTCTGAAGAGCGCGATTCTCTCGCTGCTCAGATCGTTGAACTTCAACGTGAGAAGATTATTTCTGAAGCTACTTCGGATCTAACTTCCACTCAATCTTCGAAGTTCGTCAAACTTCTTGAAGGTATCGAATTTATCGATTCGTCTAACTTCGAGTCTAAAGTTCAGGTAATCAAAGAGTCCTTCTTCACTGAGGAAGAGACCGTAGAAACGTTGGAAGAAGAAAATTCTTCTGACGAAACAGAAATAATCGTCGAAGGAGAAACAACTCCTAACGCTGAATTGTCTCCGGCAATGCAACGTTACATGTCTTCTCTGAGTCGTATTCAACAAAACAACCACAAGTAATCATTTACTTAAATTATAAGGAAAAATAAACATGTTCAATGCAGAAAAAGAACTAACAAAATGGGCTCCTGTTCTCGATCACGCTGATGCGCCCGAGTTCAAGGACAACTATCGCAAGGCCGTTACCGCCAAGCTTCTTGAGAACACCGAGCGTGCTCTCAACGAGGAGCGTGCTGTCAATGGTATGCTCAACGAAAACAACACGACAACTGGTTCGATCACTTCGTACGATCCCGTACTGATCTCCCTCGTTCGTCGCGCTATGCCGAACCTGATCGCTTATGACGTTGCTGGTGTTCAGCCAATGTCCGGTCCTACGGGACTGATCTTCGCGATGAAGGCTCGTTACAACGATGTCGATTCCCCCGGCGCTGGTAATGTTACGACCGCCGACACGGAAGCTCTCTTCAACGAAGCTGACACCGACTTCGGTGGCGCTGGCTCCCATGATGGAACGGATCCTTACGGTTCCCTCAATTCCCCACAGGATGCTTACACCACCGGTACCGGTATTGCTACCGCGACTGCTGAAGGTGCTACTCCCGCTGAACTCGGTTTCACCATCGAGAAAGCGACTGTTACCGCTAAGTCCCGTCAGCTGAAAGCTGAGTACACGATGGAACTCGCTCAGGATCTTAAGGCCATCCATGGTCTGGACGCTGAATCTGAGTTGGCTAACATCCTCTCGTCTGAAATCCTCGCCGAAATCAATCGCGAAGTCATCCGTTCGATCAACAGCACTGCCAAGACTGGTGCTGCTAATGTTGGTACTGATGGTCTCTTCGACATGGTTGCTGACGCCGATGGACGTTGGGCCGTTGAGAAGTTCAAGAGCCTCATCTATCAGTTGGAAGTTGAAGCCAACAAGATCGCTCAGGAAACACGTCGTGGTAAGGGTAACTTCGTTATCGCTTCCAGCAACGTCGCTTCCGCTCTCGCCGCCGCTGGTCAACTCGACTACGCTCCGGCCATGAGCACGAACTTGAACGTTGACGACACCGGAAATACCTTCGCTGGTGTTCTGAACGGTCGTATTAAGGTCTACGTCGATCCCTATGCCGGTGGTGACTACGCCACCGTTGGTTTCCGTGGATCCAACCCGTATGACGCTGGTCTGTTCTACTGCCCCTACGTTCCTCTCACGATGGTTCGTGCGGTTGACGAAACAACCTTCCAGCCGAAGATTGCCTTCAAGACCCGTTATGGTCTCCAGGCCAATCCGTTTGTTACCACTGCCGCCGGTATCGGTTCCGCTAACGCGAATCAGTACTTCCGCAGCATCCGCGTTGGTAACATCAACGTTGGTGGACAGAGCTAATATAGTTAGTTCATAAAACTATTGAAGGGCCGTCTCTTTGGGGACGGCCCTTCTTTTTTATAAATACAATCATGCCGCTTACAACAAATTTCAATTTTCTTTCTCCTACGGGGTTTCGTCTTACTATCAACCGAAATCGTTTTGCGAACGTTGAATATTTTATTACCGGAATTACGATT